CCATTGAGAATCACAATCTTTGGTTTCAGATACTTTACAAACTGAACAAATCCTCGATGGGCTGTCGTAGTGTACTCTGGGTTATAGTGGCAATCCGATCCGACTAAGATTACACCATTGTCAATTGTGATATTGGCTTGCGTTTGCTCATCGGGAATGTAAATCTTAGGCATCCCACTTGGAGTCAAAGCATCTAAAATAATGTCATACTTCTGTTCTATAGTTCTGCGTCTTTTTAAAGTATTACGAACACTAAGATTTATAGCATGACTAACTTTTTCGGGAGATTGATATTGTTTCCAAAGTGCTATAAATTCTTCATCTGTGCAGGAGGCTTTAGCCATAAATATCCCAAAGTAGTTAACATATTGAAATAATACAGAAAATTTGTATACAATTATACAATTCATTAAACACAGGAATGTGAATGACACTCGATGACCGCTTACGAAACTGGGCTTGGTATGTCTCTGGATCAGTTATTCCGCAGCCAGACTCTACTTGTCGATCATTTGAAAAGAACTACATTCCCGAACTCGGCAACCTCTACGCACCCGAAGAACCACACTACGAACCCGATAATCGAGATGGTGAACTAATAGAAGAAACAATAAAGGGTTTACCCTTAGAACTTAGAAAGATACTAAAAGCTCGGTATGTGAGCCATCCATACGCTAGTCAGAATCAACTAGCCCACCACCTAAGAATATCTACAAAACGATTCGAGACAGACCTACACAATGCTAAAAAGCGACTCCAAGACCAACTCGACAAGAAAGCCAAATCTAAAGACTATGCGGATCTGCTCAAGGTGTCAGGAGAGAAAGACAACCGAGAATGGGATTTTCGAGATATACAATCATGGGATTAATGAAAGATTCGTCTGTAAGAGATGTACCAATCGTAATAGCCACTAAGACTGCTAAATGCCTCCCTGTGCTGTTAGCAAGCATAGACCAGTATGTGCCACAAGATGTTACTGTTTTCGTCTCTGGAAGCGATCTAAGGCTTCCTAAGCATAGAACCATAAACATAGAGAATGAAGGCAATAATTTTGGGGATTCATACAACGAAGTAGTCCATTGTGCCTACGAAATGTTTGACGAGGTAATCGTAGCCAACGATGACATAGTATTAACCCCTACTTCCTACGAACTTCTGTTAGCAGATGTAGAACTATTGCCAGAAGATACTGCTTGGGTATCGGCTAAATCAGACTATGTTCGTGGATACCAAAATATTCGAGAGTTCAAGCAAAGGGAAGGTATCCGATATGTAGAAGAAAGAAAAATAATTCCTACAGATATTATTTCTCCCCTATTCGGCTACATACATAAGGACAAATGGGTAGATTACAAGCCTATCAACTGGTTTTCGGATGACATTCAATGCCTAGAAATTAGGGCAAACGGATACAAAAACTATGTCAGTCGGTCTTATGTCCACCATGTTGGCAGCCAGACCATCGGAATGGATCATGGCAAGAACCATCGAGAGGCAGAGCAATGGATCAAAGAAAATATGCCGGAGTTACATCAACAATGGTTTAAATGAACTTTACAATCTTTGCACCTAACTACAATGAAAAAAGCGGTGGATCATGGGTTCTACATTTTCTGTGCGATCAACTAAACAAGATTGGACACACTTCTACAATATTTATCTATGAAAAAGAGCAGATTACTAACCCTAATTTCAATACACCAGTAGGGCATATTCAGAACTCAGTAGTGGTTTACCCTGAGATTATTACCAATAATCCTCTACAAGCAAAGTATGTAGTCCGCTATTTGTTAAACAAAGAAGGGTATCTACAAAAAAGAATGATTGATTGGGGAGAGAAAGACTATCCTCTTTCGTTTTCTACAGTTTACAGAAATGATTGCGAAACCTTGTTTTATCCAAATAGCGACTTATCTACTTTCTACAACGACAACCAAGAAAGAACACAAAATGCGTTCTACATTGGTAAAGGCTATTTGTACGGAGATTGTCCCAAACTAGATTGTTTTGAGATAACTAGATCCTATCCAGAAACAAAACAAGAACTAGCAAATGTATTAAAAAAGACAAAAATACTATTTTCTTACGATGCACATACAGCCACAAACCTAGATGCTGCACTCTGCGGATGCTTGCCATACTTTCTACAAAAACCACTACCAGAGCTACAAAATGCAGAACTTGGAAAGTTTTGGGCAGAATCGCAAGATGAGATTGAGTCTGCTTTGTTAGCCATTTCTACATTGCATGATCGGGTTAAGGAATTACAGGATAGTTTTCCACAACGATTAGATGACCAAGTTGTTAAGATCAAAAAACATTTTTCCTTGTAAAAACCAAAAAATACTTGTATAATTTTCTTGGGTCATTGCACCCAGAATTTAGTGATTCTTCTTCATAGCCCTAGAAATAGGGCTTTTTTTTGGGTGCGATATGAAAGAAAAAGGTATGTCGATAATGATTGGACTCCTTGGCAAAGAGCCTAAGATGGCTGAGAAGTCCGAGGGCGGTCTACTAGAGTCGGATACCGAATCTTGCCCACTCTCTACAGTTGATGCCGATATTAACAAAGGCAACATGAAAAAAGCTGTTATTACAGCCGATTATGGTGATCGTAAAGATGGTGAAGGCAAGTGCAAAGCCTGTGAATACTACGAAACAGGCGAAGAAATGAGCAAGTGCGGAGTGCCTAAAGGCATGGGGCATTGCGAGATATTCGATTTTGTCTGCAAGGGTGAACGAGGCTGTATGGCTTGGGAAGCTGTAGGCGAAGAAGAAATGGAAGAAGAAGGGGAAGAAGAATGAAACAGGGTCTCTATAGCAATATCGCAGCAAAGCGTAAAAGAATAGCCGAAGGATCAGGCGAGAAGATGCGTAAACCAGGCACAGCCGGTGCGCCAACAGCTAAGGCTTTTAAACAAGCAGCTAAGACAGCTAAACCAGTAAAGGCTAAAAAATGAAGATGACCAAGGCAGAGAAAAAGATTGGCAAAGTCATGGGCGAATACAAGGCTGGAAAGCTACATTCTGGCAAGGGCGGTAAGGTCGTTAAGAACCCTCGCCAGGCGATTGCAATTGCTATGTCAGAAGCTGGTAAGTCTGCTCGATACAAAAAGTAAGTGCCAAACCAAAGAAAGAATGGCTATTTAGGTAGCCCAGATTTTGTAGAGCCACATATTTATGCCTTGTCTTTTAGGGGCAAAATAGCCTATATAGGCAAAAGCACAGGCGGTAAAAGAGGTTACTTTACAGGTGGCGTGATACCAAACAAGATTGGTAAAGAGAAATTTATTAAAGGTGTTATTGAGTATTGTGATGTAGATCAACTTAATAACAGAGAAATACATTGGATTAAGAAATTTGAGCCTAGATTTAATTTGGCTACAGGCGGTCAAGGCGGTTTAGTTGGAGATGCAAATCCAGCAAAAAGACAAGAAGTTAAAGAAAAAATATCTAAAGCATTGAAAAATAGACCTCTTTCGGAAGAACATAAACAAAAATTAAGAGAAGCAAAATTAAGAAATCCTGTTAGATATTGGAAAAACAAGCCAAGACCAGAAGAAACAAAAAAGAGAGTTTCAGAGGGTGTAAAGAGATACTATGAAAATAAAAGAAGCTGCGAAACTCTTTGAAAGAATAGGTGTTAGCGGATTTAATTCGCCTAAAAAGACACCTAGCCACCCTACTAAAAGCCATGTAGTCGTGGCAAAAGAGGGAGATAAGGTAAAGACCATCCGTTTTGGTCAGCAAGGCGTAAGTGGTGCAGGTGCTAATCCCAAGACCGAGGCAGGCAAAGCAAGACAAAAATCATTCAAGGCTCGTCATGCAAGCAACATTGCTAAAGGCAAGATGAGTGCAGCCTATTGGGCAGACAAAGTTAAGTGGTAATAAATAAAGGATAAATATGGCAAGCCTATTAGATCTGGCACAAGCCCGATTAGGTGGCTTGTTAGCTCCGCAAAGACCATCAATGGCAGGATTGCTAGGTGGCAGACAGCCAACAGGCACACTAGCAGGCGCACTACAAGGCTATACACCACCACAGATGACAGCAATGACAAATCCACAAGTGATGGATTATGCAAGAAATGTGGCACAGTCAGCACAACAGAATCTACAAACGCAGATGTCTGACCTAGATAAAGCCTTAGTAATGGATCAAGGCGGTATTAATGTAGGAGACAGACAGGCTCTTGCAAGGCTAATGGAACAAGTGCCAGGGCTTATGGGTGCTACTGCCTATCATGGAACACCTCATAACATCCGAGGACAGTTTGACATAAGCAAGGTAGGAACTGGTGAGGGCGCACAGGTTTATGGGCATGGTATGTATTTTGCTGAGAATCCTGCGGTAGCCAAACAATATGCAACAGATAGAAGTTATGTAGGTAAGGTTATGGCTGGAACGCCCGACAATACACCTTGGGATGCCCTAAGAATTGCCCAAGATACATTAAATGTGCATGGTGACAACGCTGTTGAACAACTGCAAAAAACTTTAAAAGCAAATAGCCAGTTAAAAAACTCTGGACAATTAGAAGCAAACAAGCAGATTGAAGATGCTATTGATATTCTGAAAACTAATCAATTACAGCCGACAGGCAATCTATACAAAGTAGATATACCTGATGAATACATCCCTAAAATGTTGGATTACGATAAACCATTGAGCCAACACCCTAAATCTATACAAGACGCATTAGATGAAATAGTAAGCAAAGATGCTTTAGGTAGACCAACTGGAGAAACTTTAGATAAAAGTCTTAATGGTCGGTATGCTTATGAAAAGATAAGTGGATTAAGAAGTGCAAAGTTAGCATCACAGGCAATGCAAGATGCTGGAATTAAAGGCATACGCTATTTAGACGAAGGTAGTCGTAGTGCAGGAAAAGGCACAAGTAACTTTGTAGTCTTTGACCCTGCTGATGTAAAAATACTAGAAAAAAATAGTCAAAAAGTAGAAGGACTACTAGACTAAAGTGTTGTAGAATAGCAACATCATCAACCATCAACCCCTAGGGAATGGAATGGAAAACTCTACACAAAACAACAATCTACAAGTTGAGCCAACTAATAAAGGTGGCGCACCTACAGGCAATCAGAATGGTAAGAAGGGAAAGCTCTTTTACGATGCACTAAGAGTAGCCCTAGTACAAGAGGATCGTAAGAAACTCAGGAACATTACCGAGAAGCTAGTCAAGTCAGCAGAAGCCGGAGAGCCTTGGGCAATCAAGGAAGTCATGGACAGGATAGATGGTAAGCCTGTTAACACTACCGAACTAAGCAATGCAGAAGGTGGCATCTTTAAGATGGTGGTCGCTTGGGAGAAGTAGAGTACGCAGATGATGAGGTAAAGCGAGTCGTTATCCCTTACAAGCCAAGAGAACCTCAGTTACAGATCCATGAGGCGATGGAGAACAATCGTTTTGTGGTGGTAGTGGCACATAGGCGTATGGGTAAGACAGTACAGGCTCTTAATGCGCTGATCAAAGCAGCGATGGAGAACGATAAGCCTAACCCTCGGTATGCGTATATCGCACCGACATATAGCCAGGCAAAAAGAGTAGCTTGGGATTACCTTACAAACTTCTGTAGACCATTAGATGCAACAGCTAATATAGCGGAATTAAGAGTAGATTTTTACGGAAGGAGAATCCAGCTTTATGGCTCTGATAACCCAGACTCTTTGCGCGGGCAATATTTCGACTCTGTAGTGCTAGACGAAATTGGCGATCAAAATCCTAAGATTTGGAATGAGATCATTAGACCGGCTCTTGCAGACAGAAAAGGGTCGTGCTTGTTTATTGGGACTCCAAAAGGAAACAACCACTTCAAGGACTTGTTCGACAGAGCAGGAAAAGAAGAAGGATGGAGTGCATTACAGTTCAAGGCAAGCGAAACAAAGCTACTAGATGAACAAGAGTTATGGTCTGCCAGAAAAGAAATGGGAGACGATAAGTACAACCAAGAGTTCGAGTGTAGTTTTAACGCAGCAGTAGAAGGAAGTTACTATGGCAAACTCATCAACGACCTCGAAGAAAAAGGTAGACTTTGCGACATTACGAGAGATGATCTCTGTAGAACTTATGTGGCTTGGGATTTGGGCATGGGTGATAGCACAGCAATATGGGTGGCACAAACAACAGGACAAGAAGTAAGACTACTAGACTATGTAGAGAATCATGGTCAAGGACTAGATTGGTATGTTAACTGGCTAAAAGACAACAAGTGGGAGAAAGCAGAGCAACTCCTACCTCACGATGTAGAAGTAAGAGAACTAGGCACAGGTAAGAGCAGATTGGAAGTGTTGAGAGAAGCTGGACTAGATGTTCGGGTTCTGCCAAGACTTTCTGTAGATGATGGTATTCAGGCAGTCCGTAGACTCCTACCGAGATGTTGGTTCAATATGCCACAGGTAAAGCAAGGGCTAGATTGTCTTAGGAACTATAGGCGCGATTATGACGAAAAGCGTAATGTCTTTTTTGACAAGCCAATGCACGACTGGGCAAGTCATGGATCAGACTCTATGCGCTATCTTGCATTAGGAATGGAACAAAACACCACTTGGTCGCAACCGATAACAGTAAAAACTTCATGGATCGTATAAATGGATGAACAAAAACTAAAGGTCATTCTCGAAGCAGAGATAGACGATTCTATCGGCTATGTAGAGACCGAGACAGTAGAGCAACGCACAAAGGCGATCAACTACTACAATCGTTACGAGTATGGCAACGAGGTAGATGGTCGTTCTAAGATCGTAACAGGCGAAGTAGCCGAGGTCGTAGATGGTGCTTTACCTCAGTTAATGCGTATCTTTGCTGGATCAGACGAATTAGGTCGGTTCGAGCCAAGGATGCCAGGAGACGAGGAGTTTGCCAAGCAAGCTACAGAACTCACAAACTATGTGTTCTTTAGCGATAACGATGGTGTCATCATCCTACATAACTGGATGAAGGATGCACTTCTACAGAAGAACGGAATCGTTAAGTATTGGTGGGAGGATAGCGAAGATCCTACCAAAGAAGAATACAAAGGATTAAACGCAGAAGAACTAACACTTCTGTTTGCTGATGGCGAGATGGAGTTAATCAGCCAAGAGACCGAGGAAGTCGGCATAGACCCAATGGGTATGCCTATCCTTTCTTACAATGTAGTCATCAAGAAGAAAAAAGAAGTCGGTAAGGTCTGTGTAGAGAATGTGCCACCAGAGGAGTTCTTAATCGCCAAGCGCGATAAGAGCATCAAAAACGCACGATTTGTAGCACATCGCACAGTTAAAACTCGTTCAGACTTAATCGCTATGGGCTATCCACAAGACAAAGTGGACAAGATGCCAGCGTACAACGATCTTACTTACACTCCTGAGAGAGTAGCAAGGTACAGCGCAGGCGAGATGCCAGATGAGACACAAAGCCTAGACTTTACAATGCAAGAAGTAGAGTTGTTCGAGTGCTATATTCGTACAGATTTTGATGGTGATGGGATTGCAGAACTCCGCAAGGTAGTTTATGCAGGCGATCAGATTATTGACAACGAGGAAACAGATCACATTCCCTTTGCAAGCATCTGCCCGATTCCTATGCCACACAAGTTTTTTGGTCAGAGTCTAGCCGACAGAGCAATGGACATACAGCTTATCAAGTCTACGATCACTCGTCAGATCCTAGATAACCTGTACCTAACCAATATGCCTAGGGTTACAGCCTTAGATGGACAAGTAAACCTAGATGACCTACTAACCACATCACCAGGCGGTGTAGTGCGGATTAAGTCTCA